CGAGTTCAAACCGGTGTTGATTCGTGTGGCTGTATCAGCCACATTGACATCCGGACGAACCAAGCCGCCAGACACAGGAACGATCAGGTTGTTGACCTTGTCCGTGAACCACGTGCCGGGACCGTATGCGCCCGTGTATGCGCCCTTGAGGTTGTCCAGCGTAGACAGGCTGTTATCCAAAGCCCGCAGTGTGCTGGTGAGCTTAATAAGCTCGCCGCTGTTGGTTTCCACCGTTGTTGGCGCTTGGCCGCGGTTCTCGACAAATGGATTGTCAGTATCGCGCAAGGTAAAGCGGCTGGAGATGGCGCTTTTGACGGTGGGGTCATTTGGATCGATGGATACACCCAAAAAGCTGCCATCTTTGGTTTCACTAATACGCCGACCTGCACCTCCGTCTTTGATGATGGTGCCTCCTTTTTTAGCTTGCTCCTTGAGAAGGTCGTAATCCCCCTTGAGGACGGCAAGCTTGAGGGCTTGAGCATACTTATCTTGCTCGGAAACGTCCGTCATTGCCTGCTGCAGTGCAGCAGTTTTGATCTTGATGTCACGGTCTTTTGCCTGCGAAGCGATTGCAGCAAAGCCGCGTGGAACGCCGGCAAAGGCCTCTCCCACCGCCATTGCAAAGGTCGGCTTGGTGGAACCTGCCAGCTTGAAGCCTGCTTCGGCCAACAGCAGCAAAGCATTGGTTTTTGCAGATTCTTTGTCTTCGCCCAAGAGTTCTTGGAACATTGGGGTCAGTTCTGCAGCGCCCTCTTTGATCCGCTCGGCTTTGGTCTTTTCCTTCAGCGCAGTCTTAATGAACGCTGCAGTATCCACCGCAGGCCTAGCAGCGGCGGGAGCAACAACATCGGCAACTGTTTCCTCTGGAGCAGCAACCACTGCGGGTTCGGCGGCGGTGGCGGCGGGCGCAGGCGCTTGAGCCGCGGTCCGTGGAGGCTCACCCGGGCGCATTGGAGCAGCCGGGTAGCCCTCAGTAGGGATCTGCGACAGAAGGCTTTGCACACGTTCTTGCTCGGCAGCCTCCGCTGGAGGCACTGGTGGCTCATTGCCCATGGATTGAACTACGCCTGCGGCAAGACCTGCCACAGGAAACATCGTCTTCAGGGCTTCTGCTGCACGCGGAAAGCGCTCGGCTCCTTGGGCGAAAGCTGTTCCAATACCCTGAGTCAGGGTAGGCGTGGTCAGTGGTCCCATGCTCGAGTAAGGTGCAAGGCGAGTACCAGCGCCCTGAGTAATCAGGCCGGCAGGACTTTGCAGCAGGGTCTCACGGCCCTGTACTGTTAGGGGCCTGCCATCGGGACCGAGCATACGCTGCATTGTCGGCTGGGCCGACATCAGCATGTTGCCCAGATACTGGTTGGCGGCTGTTGCGCCGCGGCCCACGGCTTCTGCACCGCGAGTACCGTATTGCGCCAGACGCTGGCCAGCAGACATCAAACCACCAATCGCTGCCATTTGCGGCGGCATGCCGTCTGGGGTAGGCGGAGCCTCTTCAGCCCCGCCCTGTGGAAAAGGGGGCATGCCCTCCATGCCGGCAGGCGGCATCTGGGGAGCACCGCCAGCCGGCGGCATTTGGGCAGCGCCCATTGGCGCTTCACCGGGCATTGGAGGAGGCTGCATTGCTTCACCCTGTGGCAGCGCACCGATACCGGCTTGCTGGCCCATCTGGCCCATCAGCATTGCAAGAACCTCAGGTGGGGTCTGGTCAGCCGCTTCTTGGCCAACCATCTGAGCCAGTTCCATGTAGCGGGCGTCAACCGAGCGCATGTCACCGCGCAAGTTGTTCATCAGGATCTCAGGATTTTGTGGCGTGCGGGCCATGGGAGACATTTCCTCGTCACCCATGTCCTCAGATTCGCCGTACTCTGGACCCTCTTCTTCGCCGTCCTCGCCTTCCATGTCGCCTGCATCAGAGAACCCGGCCATGATGCCGCTGTTCATCGTCTCTGGGGACATAGGGCCTGCGAACATGCCCCGCTTCATGATTTCTTCTTTCATCTCGATTCCTTAGAAAATGCCAGCGGTTTTCGCGGCACCAGCCGTGGCCAAAGCGCCTGTGGCAAGACCGGCAACTTGTTGGAATGGGCTTGGTGCTGCCTGATTCTGCGTCATTGCGGACATCTGGGTTGATGGGGCACCTTTGTAGATGTCCGACAGGAAGGCAAGCTGCTGCTGTGGCTGAAGCGCCGTCTGCATGCTGGTTGCCCGCTGTGCGTCGAGTTCTGCTTGAGTCTGCCGCTGAACCTGTGAGCCAAGGTTGTACTGGAAGTTGACATCCTGCTGGCCGAGACCCTGCGCGGTCTGACCCAGTGCTGCTTGCTGCACGCCCAGATTGCCGAGTTGTCCGCCCAACGAACCAAGGCCCTGCGCCATCTGTTGGCCAACACCAAACTGCTGCGTGGCCAAACCGCCAATACCTTGGCCGATTTGCTGTTGAAGCTGGGACTGCTGACCAAGGATATTGGCTTGCTGCCCAGCGATGTTGGCGTACTGGCCGGCAAGGCCTGCTTCGGATGTACCGAGTTGGCCGTACAGGCTCGCGGCCGACTGACCGAGACCAGCCTGCTGAAGATTCTGTGCGCCGATATTCTGGCCCACACCACCTGTGTATTGAGCTGCCTGCAATGCCTGTTGGGCACGCTGAGACTCCAGTGATCCGAGCTGGGCACCAGCGCCCTGCAGTGCTTGGCCCTGACCCATCTGACGCTGCTGCTGCTGCTCGAAAGCCTGCAGTGCTTGCGCTTGGGACTGGGAATAACCCTGAGACATGAGATTGGCAATGGCCGAGGTCTTCTGGTCCAGAAGATTGCGTTCCATCTCAGCGCGTTGAATGCCCTCTCGAGAGCCGCCGAATGCGCCAGAGCGAACAGCCTGTGCAGAAACGCCCTGCTGGGCAATCTTGGCTTGCCGATCCATCTGCGCCATCGTGGCATCGATGACCTGCTGCTGGTAAGGATTCATGAACGCTTGGGCTGACGCGGGGTTGTAGGCTTGAGCCGCACCCTGCAAAGAGCCAATACCTTGGCCAATAACACCTGCTGCCTGCCCAAACTGGGGTCCGGCCATCTGAGCGTTGACAGCAGATTGCATCATCATGGCTTGAGATGGAGCCAGATTTGCCTGCTGCGCTTGCTGCGCCATTTGCTGGGCGTAATTGATATCCGAGGCCCCTGCACCTAGCAGGCCCATACCTGCGCCAGCAACATTGGATAAAGCACCAACTGCTGCGGCCGGCTGGGCGGCAAGATTGTAGGACTGCTGCGCTGCAGCAAACTGGCCACGGGTGTCAGCGCCCCGCAAGACATCGGCCGCTTCAGCGGTGGTCGCGGCCCCTGCGCCGAGGTTCTGCTGCCCTGCTTGCAGGTACGGCTGATAAGCCCCAATACCGGATATTCCCCGCTGCATAGCGGAGATTTGCTCAGGGGACATTCCGGCTACTTGATAGCCGGGCAGGACGGGTGCCGGGAGAGCTTTTGCGGATTGCAGCAGGCCTAGTTTATAGGCCTCAATCTCGGGGGCTTCCCGGACAATTTGTTCTGTGGTTTCGGTTGCCATGGATTATCCCCGTGAAGCGTTTTTTTCCAATTGATGCATAAGAGCGTACATCTGTTTTGCTCCTGCCCGGCGGCTGCCTTTGCCTGCGCCGCGAACGGCTTTTGCAGTCATGACGAACTCACCATCGGAGAGCATTGCAGGGATGTCATCGGATTTCTCGGTCCCCGGGCCACTAATTTGTCCAGTGCGACGAGGATACCCGCCCGCGGCCAAAGAAGCAATCCCCTCAGAGCGCATTTCCCCACCGTAAGCACGTGTTTGGGGCATCAAGTTGCTGTACATAGAGGGGTTGTTGTACGGCTGGTTGATTGGTCCTGCTTGAGCCCCGGCCGCACCCATTGGAGTGTTGTACTGAGAAGCCAGTTGGCCGATGCCCGGAGTCTGGTATTGAATACTGGACATGGGAGCACCGCCGCCGACAGGGGACGCAATGTTGTAGTTGATTGGCGTAGAGCCAATGATGTTGCCACTTGGGCCGTACTGAACGCCGGGCAGACCTTGGACCAAGTACTTAGATGGGTCCGCATTGATCAGGTCCATGCCGGGAGTGCCGGACAGTTTTTGTTGCAGCTCGGAGGGCTGCAGTTGACCCGGAGTAAAGCCTCCCATCAAGCCCATGGCACCAATGCCCGCAGCAATACCGGGGCCGTAGGATCGGATGATGCCGGGGCCCTCAGAAGCCACCTGTTTTGCAGCCTCTGCCGCAGTCATACCGGAAGAGCGAAGTTCCGCGGTCCGCGTAGCGACATCGGCGGAGCTTGGACCGGGGGCGAACATGCCTTTTGCACCTTCACCCAGTTGTGTAAGACCCCCGCCAAATGTGCCTTCAGTGCCGGGCAACATCTGCATGATGCCCTTGCCCATGGTCGAAGCGCTGTCCATGATCCCCGGAACAGGGATTGGACCGCCTGTGCCGACAGCACCCGCACCACTGCCAGCCGTGCCGCCAGTCAAGGCTCCTGCGCCCATGGGGGAGGTATATCGGCTGGCCAAGTCATACATCCCGCCCGGAGCAGTGCTTGGTGCGGTCAGCCCATAATCAGTTCCGGCGAGGGCTGTTGGGGCAGGGGAGCCCGGCATACGAAGGCCCGAGCCGTCAGGCCCCATGCCTGAGGACACGGGAGTTGGCCCGGCAACAGGCGCATTGCCCATCACACCCTGATCAGTGCCAACACCGCCAAAACCGGTGGTGGTTGGCTGTAGGGTGCCCGGCGTTGTAGCCTGAGCAACAGCTTCTGCTGGGCCGAACAAGGTCTTGACCTTGTCAAATGTTTCCGAGGCAGGGGCAGCCAGTGCAGTAGTTCCAGCAGCCATGATCGATGAGGTGATACCACCCTTAATCGCATCACTGAACTTCTGGCCGGACAGCAAGTTCATTCCGGTGCCGATTACGCCGGAGCCCAATGCTGCTTGGCCCGCGGCGCTTGTAACGCCAAGGGCTCCTGCTGCTTTTCCAATGTAGCCAGAAATTGGGCTGCTTGCGCCACCCAGATAGGATGTTGCGCCTGCAATGATGGCGTCTTTCCAGCTACCACCGCCGGCCTTCGTCACCAACATGCTCGCCAGAGGAGGCGGCACACCGATCATGGTCAAACCGATGGTCGCAACAATGCGGCCGATAGGGCTGGAAACGATCTTTTTGGCGACCCCAACAACAGCCTTAAATACGGATTTGACAACCTTGGCCACAGCTTTGAACGGAGCCGTGACTGTTTTCCATAACTTTTTAAGAAAATATTCACGCAAGCCAGTTTCTGGATTGATCGTGCCAGAGCCACCCGCACGCTTGAGCATGCGGGCTTCTTCTGGGTTGATGTGCGCCAGCATGGTGTCGCCATTGCGGCCCTGAGAGGCAACAATGCGGACAGCATCAGCAATACCGCCTTGAGCAAAGCCTTGAGGCTCGGGCATTTGAGCTGCCATTCCTGTTTCTGCGCCTTGCTTACTGCGTTTGGCTTCAATCAAGACGGTCAGAATCGTGGCCAAGAATTCAGGGTCGAACTCGGCGGGGAAATCACCTTCATCGATGATGTCTTCGGAAATCATTTCCGCGATATTTTTGGCGTAGTCCTCTGGGTTGTCATTCAAAAACTTAATGGCCATGATCAGCGCATCGAGTTGCTCAACATTTAGTTCGCCTAACTGAGGAATGATCTCAGCCATCATGGCATCCATGTCCGCAGCCGCATCAGGACGAGCTTGAGTAAGGCCCGTCTTTACCGCGTCATATGTCTCATCAACGCTGATCTCTGGGGCGGCAGTAGCCTCATCGTTTTCAGGCAGGGCCATGATGCCCTGTGGTGGTGTCATTGCTGCTGTTGCCATAGTTTAAGCCCCTAGAAAATATTACTGCGTTGTCAGATCATAAAAGGAAATAGCACCCCAAGCATCGCCAGAGGGGGTCGCATCTAATGTTCGGATGGCGAGCGTGAAAGTGTCACTGACACCTGCCAAAGACCCTCCCAGTTGCAGGTCCCAGTTGTAACCAACATCCAACCGCGCTGCACTTTTATTCTGGGAAGTGGCGGATATGTATTCCTGATCCACGACCACCCCTCCGGTAAGCGCTGTAGCTGTCTGGTCAAACTCCACGTTGGAAGAAACAGTTGCACCCCACGAAGGGCCAGTCAGCGTAGCGTTTTTGAGGATGACGACCTCATAGTTCTGGGTGACAGTGGGAAAAGCCTGACCCTTGGTCAAAAGCACCACAGCGCCGAGCCTGCCTGTTGCCAACCGAATTGAAATTAGAGGAATAAATGTCGTGCTAAAAGTTGTTCTCTTGGTAGTCCTAGCTGCTGTGTAGTTCGCTGATTGAGCGTTATATCCACCCTCAGACATGACCGAAGAGCATATCTGCTTGAGCGTGGCAGCAACCGCCGAAGTGGAAGTAATCTCATACCGCACAGGCAAAATAGCCGTAGTCATGTACGTGGCGGTGATCTCGTTGGCGTTGGTAAACGTGTGGCAGACGATGTACTCGCCATTGATGATGAAGCCGCAGCGCACCGAGCCGACGCCCAACCACTCAAAATCCATCCACAGAATCTGCGATTTGGCTGAGTCTAGGGTAATCCCTGATGGGCCCGTGCCATCCAGCTTGTCCCCGTTCCATGAGCCTTGGTCCACGGTCCGCGCATCACTGGCCGTGCCAGTCACGTAAGAGCGCAGAACAAAGGCGTTGGTGCCATCAATACGCTGGAAAAACACCCCGTTTTGGGTGTTGAAGTAGCCAACCCGTTGCGTCAGATCCAAGCTCGGGCTTGCATCCATACAAAAAGTAGCCAGCACCAAAAGGCCCTTGCCGGGCTGATAAGGAAAGCTGCAAAAAGTCTGACGGACCACGGAGCCAACGCCACCAGCGGTTAGGTTCATATTGACTGCGGACTCGTTTACTTGATATGACGTAGCTCCTGTCCCCGTCAATGCCGTGTCGTACTGGGTATCGATAGCGTATCGATTCTGGCTATCAAACAAGGTGTAAGGCTCGCTTACGCGAACGCGGCCAAAAGCGTCCACATTCGTGCCTCCGATAGAGACGGGAAGGGTATCAATGGTTGCCACAAGTTGCCCCAGAATGTTTTCCAAGCGATTGAAATATAAGCGCAGGATGTTGGAATACTGCTCCTGATAATTGACGTTGTAGACAAGCGGAGCAGAAGGCAGCCGCGGAGCAGCTACCTTGGAGATCTCAAAGTCGGAGGTAACGATCATAAATTATCTCCGCCCGTCTGGTCGCATATCAAGGCGAGGAGAGCCCAGTTGCCATGTCACACCCAGCGCATTGCTCTCAACCTTAAACGCCAGCTGACGCCCACGCACTCGCGTGAAGATCTGCCCGGTAAATTCTTCTACGGGGAGAACCGCGGTCCGCGTAACGGCAACCGCGTTCGTGCCGCCCACGGAAGCTGGATCGTTGTAGCCAGAGCCGGAGTTCTGCAAAGGCAGCAACGACATCGTTACAGCAGGGCTTGCGGCTGTTGATCCGCGGAACGTGATATCAGGCAGCACCCGGTTGATAAACATGAATTGGTGGCCATCATCGAGATCAAACTGGGAAGTGGCGATATACGCTGCAATGGGCAAAGTGCTGGAAGTCTCATTGTCATCAACCCCCAACTCATGGATCACCAAGTTGCTGCTATAGGTAGCGGCCAGAGGCCCCTGTTGCAGGGAGCTATCCAGCCATGCCGTGCGTGCCATGGTTCCGTAATACCATGCGTCTTCCATGTAGTTGTAGATGACATAGTTTCCGATGTCGGTATCCGTACCCGTGCAGTAGAACCACCAAACCTCATTAAAGCCCTCGTTGGTCCCTGAAAACACCTGCTCTAACTGCTGGGTGTTTATGCTCTCAAACACAAAGCGCTTTAAATTGCAGTTCAGCGTTTGAATTTGTCCGTTGTACATGTAAAACTTGTCAACGCCCATCCAAAAAGCCATGCCGTTGGCGTAAGCCACAGCATTGGGGCTGGCAATAGAAATGTTGCTACCGACCAGCTGGGCACCCCAGATGAACGGCGGACCAAGGAACTGAACGGAGTAAACGGATGTGTCAGTCCAAACCAAGATCTCTTGGCGACCCTGAATAACGCTGATGATCTCAGAGCCCTGCGACAAGCGAACACTGCCGGCTTGATTGGTTGCAGACGGTGTCCAGTTTGCTGCATCTTCCTGCTCAGACCACCGAATGAGCAGTGGATCTTGAACCGTTGTGCCGATGTCATTTGCACCGAAAGCAAAGACAAAGCGGCTGACATCGGAGACCAGCAAAACATGCTGGATGACTGGGACATCGGAGGCACCCGGCAATGAAGACAGGGCGACGGCCCGTTGGGTTACGCCAACGGAGGTATCCCAGTAATAAATGCCGCCTTCACGCGGGCCGAAGATCAAGTCTTCGCCGTAGTTCGTCTGAGTCCAAAGACGCAGCGAGTCAGAAGAAGACAGGCCCACGCCCCAAGCACCTGCTCCCCATGCTCCCGCTCCCCAACCAACCAAAGGAACAGCCACCGCCGGTCCAGTGTTGATTTGATATTCAGCGTAGACGGCAGAACCCCCTCCCGTGGTAGTTGCATTTGCATTGGAAGACGCTGTAATAGCGTACGTTGTTGCATCTACAGCGTTGATTTGATATTCCCCGTTCAGGGTAAGACCCGCAACTGCAGTAGCTCCGCTAAACGTAACAAAATCATTGTCGAAAAATCCACCAGAAGCATCTGTAACCACCACAATGGGCGAACCACTCACCGTGCTAAATGGGTTTGCCCCCAGTAAAAAAGCATCTAGTATGTAAGACGCCACCACTGTCCCACCAGCCGTAGCAGTAGAGGTGGCCGAAGTCACCGCTGTGATTGTGTAGGTGTTGGCTGCAACTGGAGCAACGATAGTGTGCTGGGTATTGAGTTCAACCGCAGGAATTCCACCCACCGCAGTTGACCCTGTAAAACGGACTATGTCGCCTACCTGCGCCCCGTGAGCTGTGTCCGTTACGAGCACCAATGCCGAGCCACTAGTCGTGGTAAACGGATTAGTCAACGTAGCCGAGTAGTCCCGTGTCCTGAGAGGGGTTATGTCGCTGTAGGCACCCCCGCGCTGGATATAAAACTTCAAGTTGGTTCCAACACCAACAAGGTTTTGAGAATCTAAAGACACCCAGTTCCACAATGAACGGCAAATACCAAGAAAGGTGGAAGACGACAAGCGCGTCCATCCGCCAATTTTCTCGGGTGTGCCTTGGCGAAAACGAACCTTGTCGCAGTCGTAATAGCCACCCTCTGACGTGTAGCGGGTATTTTCCCGGTTCACTCCCGGCTTGAGCGTCAGTTTTTTTAGTGGCATGAGTCATTTTCCCACGGATTAGGCGAAAGGTCGAGTACCGGCCTTGTCAATGATAAGCGCCTGCCTACGGGGAAATAACCCCGCATTGTTGGGAACGCTAATGTGCGTCCATGAGTCAAATTCCCGGATGATCTGGTCGTAGGGTAAACCCGAATCGACTATCGTTTGGACCACCTCATTGGGGGTCATGCCGGGAACACGTATATCCGCTGCGCAGCCAATCCGGTGCTGGCTGGTATCTTTCGATCCCACCGAGTCGTTGACCTGTTTTGATCTAAAGCCGGAGTTGATCATGACGGGCTTGCCGCCGAGCTTAGACTTCACGCGCTCCAGAAACTCAGCCAGACGGGTGAGGTTGGCAATCTCGTCGATATTGGGCGTGTTGTCAAACTGGCGGTGACTGGTTCTTGTTAACTCTTCCAGCGTGAAGTGCTCAGTCAGATTCATTTTTTTGGCTTTTTCTTTGCCGTTTTGGCTGATTGCTTGAATGCGAGATTGGTGGGAGCGCCCTTGGTTCCGGGCTTTCTCATCTTCTCGCCGGAGCCGGCCTTGATGCGCTCCTGCTTGGCGTTGATGTTGGCGTAGAGACCTTGTTTCATTTTTTCCCCAGTTTCATGTCAGCGAGTTTTTCAACGGTACGCCCACCGAAGTAGGCAAGAAAGATGATCTGGCCCCACTGGCCCAGCAACTGGACGTAGGACTCTTGGGCGTTGTATCCAAACGCAGACATCATGGTAAACAGGAAGAAGGCTACAAAGATCGCAATCAGCGCCAACGGGCGGATATTCTTAGATAGCCAAGAGTCACTGCCCATGTCCGAGCGCCAGCGCTCAGTGATGTTTTCCTGCTCAACTTCAAAGAGCTTGGTGTCGTTCGCCATCTTGGCGAGTTCGCCGTCTTGGGCCATCTTCGCCAGTTCAAGCTGCGCTTTGGCTTTGGCTTCTGGGTCAGGGATAAGTTTGTCGATGAGCTTGCCACCGACTTCAAAGAGTGCTGCGAGGGGGAACATAATCAGCCTTTCAAGTCAAAACTTAGATTTGTATGGCGAGGGTATTGCACAATACGCTCACCCTCTGGACACTTGTATTTGATGGTCGCCAGCAAGGTGGCTTTACCGGGTGCAATCTTTTCTTTTCGCACCATCGTCAACTGGTAGGTAAACGTGTCAATCTCTGGTCCGGCTGGGCCGCTGAACTTGCTCGCCGTGGTTGTTGCTTCATGCAGCATACCTGCTGCGTCTCTGATGCTTGGGGTAAAGCCCTCCACTGAGCAGTCATCACGCTTTTTAATACGGGCAACCGTTACGTTGATGGGCTGTCCAGCCTCTGCAACAATCTTGAAATGCTCTGGCGTCCACTCAATAATGGCCCTGTCAAACCACCCAATTTTGTCGGCCAAAGTGTAACCGCCGCCCAACGCGGCAATACTGGCAGCAACCGCCCCAATAGCTTTGGTGACATCAATCATTACTGTTTTCTGCCTTTAACATTTGCCGCCGCACTCTTGCACAGCTTTGTAGACGATCCAGCCAACACCGCCAAGCACCAGCGCCAGAACCACAAACATCAGGATGAGGGTGATGACCTCATCCATTTCCTTCTTGTGCTTCGCGGCGGCTTCTTTTTCTTTACGGGCTTCATGGGCAGACTCGACATCCATCGCCGCCGCTCTGGACTTGATTTTGTTCCAGACATCAATCTTGCCGGACTGCATGAACAGCAGTTGCAACTCGTCCTCAAAGCGCTTGGCCTGATCCAGCGCCATCTCAATCTGGATGGCCGTGCCCATGCTGGACTTGGACTTCTTGGCCTGAACAACAGCCTTGGTCGCGGTGGACTTGGCATCAAAGTACTTGCCCAGCACTGGGCCGAGCGAAGACACATCGTCAACAGTCTTGCTGACCTTCTTAATTAGCGCAACCGCTGCCTGTATGCCTGCTAGGGCCGTCAGTGGATCGATCACTTTTTGGGTTCCGGCTTGTTCTTCTCACGCCACTGAAGGCACCACACCAGCAGCCGGTCTGATGACCACGACCACCTGACGCACTCAAACTCAGCCTTCTTGACGATGGCTGGTGGGTCAGGTGGAAGGGCGTCAGGCATCAGCGGCCCCTTGCAGCGGGGTCAGGTCTTCCGTAGTCCAGAAGTCCTTCGCCAACATGATGACGAGGTGGTCTTGGTTGCGCTTGAGCGTGTCTGCCCAGTCCTCGTTGCTCATGCCTTCAGGCTGTCCTGCGTTAATGAGGGCTACGCTGTCCAGTGCGGCAGAGTAGTGCTTGGCGATTTGCTGTTCGGGGGTGATGGTGTTCATGCTGCTGCTTTCAGTGCTGCTACATCAGCTTGGAGTTGGACGATGATGGCTTGCTGCTCTTGAATTGCTGCGGTCAGGGTTGCAACCAAGAAGCTCACGTCAATGCCTTGGTACTGCGGGTTACCTTCAGCATCTACAGCATCTTTGGTTCCGGTGACGCAGTCAGGAACAACAGCTTGCAGTTCATGGGCAATAAAACCCTGACCGTCAGAGCCGTCAGCCTTCCACTTGTAAGTCACAGGCTTCAGCGCAGCCACTGTTGCAAGTGCGCCCATCATTGGATTGACGGCTTCTTTCAGGCGGTAGTCTGAGGATGTGGCATAAGTGGTATTGGTGTTATTGGTGCTAACCAGTCCAACGGTTGTACCAGCAGAATTAATAAACCGCAGCATGTTTCCGCTACCGCTTACAGAAGACTGCAACCCAATCGCTTCTTGACTATCGCCAGCAAATTTAATTCTAAGCAGGTAATTCCCAGCATCAGTGTTGTTGATTCTGAAATAACCGCTATCGTTAAAGAACCCCCGTGGATTCCCATCCCCATCCGACAGCACGATGTAGTTGCTGGCAGTGCGGATGTCGAGGCCAAGCATGTTTCCATCAAAACCACCAATGATGGTGTTCTTGGCGCCCGATGTAACAGCAGCGCCAGCGCCTGTTCCGTAAGCGTAGTTTGTTCCAATGAACGTGTTGCTCAAACCTGTGGTGTTGTAGCCAGCTTGCCAACCAATAAACACGCTTCTGTTTGGAGAACCTGCATATCCTGCATTTTTACCAATACAAATTGCGCGAGTGCCTGTTGTGTTGGAATACCCTGCTGAATCTCCAAGGAAGACGTTTTCAGTTCCCGTTGTGTTTGCATACCCCGCCTGATACCCCACAGCGGTGTTGTTGCTGGCGGTGGTGTTGGCTTGGAGTGCCTGAACCCCCACAGCGGTGTTGTTGCTGGCTGTGGTGTTGGAGTACAGAGCCAACCCCCCCAAAGCAGTGTTGTAGTCCCCAGTGGTAGTTGACCGACCAGCACTAGCGCCTACAAAAGTGTGGTAGGTGTCACCACTTCCGTTAAATGTTGTTCCTGCTTTGTATCCCACGGCGGTGTTGTTTGAGGCGGTGGTGTTGGCTCCTAAAGCATCATCGCCAACAGCCGTGTTTGCATCACCCGTTGTGTTTGCGTCAAGTGCCGCATTGCCTATCGCTGTGTTGTTTGTTCCACCAGCCTGATTCGCCGCCAAGGCACTCGCACCCACCGCAGTGTTGGTAGCCACAGCACCTGCGCCAAGGCCCACTGTGAGTCCTTGGATGGTAGACGCACCCGTCACCGTTAGGGTCGTTGCAATAGTTTCAGCCGCAGTGTTAACCACGCCCGGTGTGTTTATCCCACTTGTGCCGTCGATGATTACTGTCATGGTCAGACTCCTTGGCGTTGTGCCACTTGTGCTTGATATGCCGCAATGACTTCAGGCGTCCATGCAGCCGTAGCGATAGCCACAACGTTGGCAGGTTGACCAGCAAGGTCTTGTGCTGGTGTCAGGCTTGTGCGGTGGTAGGTCTGAGCAATCTGGTCGCCGTCTTTTAGGATGCGTGTAGCCTCGCGGTACAGCACGATGCCGTTCTCGGTGACGGTGATTTGGTCGATGACTTTGGTTTCGGTGAGTGCCATGATTTTTCCTTAAACAAAATAATAGCCAAAAAACGCAAAATTGTTACCTAACGCAGTGTTTGCATTTCCAAAAGGCATATTCGTAGACGACCCGTTTGCAGTTGACCAATAAAACAATCCTGCCGTTGTGCCGCTAGGTGTTACTTGCGCGGCTGCCGGGTTATACGTTGTCCATCCACTTGCTTGCGTTCCTGAAAATCCACCGCCTAAATAAGTTGCAGATGCCGAAAATGGCAAACCACCAATAAAAAGGTTTCCAGAAGCAGACCCCACTGTTATTGACGATGTTCTAATTACACCAGTTACATAAACACAGTTGCCTATTTTTACATACGCAGCCGCATTGTCTGGATGATAAGTAACCGAAGTAAAGTTTGTACCGCCGGTCAGTAATGTTGGACTAAAAGTCCCCTCCTCATAATCATCCAGCGTGTTTGCGTTAGATGATGCTGATTGAGTTGCGGGGAAGGTGATGCCAGCACCAGAAGCCGAAGGAGTTGCGCCGCCTACGCCGATGGTCGTGGTGGCCTGCACAGTAGAGCCGCTGACAGTCAGCGCAGTAGTGCCGTTGGACTGAAGCTGCAAAATCCCAGAGGTGTCAGCAGTCGTTACCGCCCCTGCCGAGGTTGATGCGTTAATAGTAACTGCCATTATTTGGACTCCAGTGCTGTGATGCGGGTTGTCAGGGCTGTGATGATTTTGTGCATAGGTGCTTTCATTAACAGGCCATCAGCACACAAGGCACACAGTAAGAGCCGTCTGCGTAAGTGCAAGTGACATAGGTTGAAGTTACCTTGGCAACAGTCTTAGATCGCACGATGTCATCGCCTTGTGGCTTGGCAGTGCCGTCACCAGCAGACATGAGCAAGTCACCACGGGCAACAGTTGTGCCTTGAGCAATGCGGATAATCATGTCGCCTGTCATCGCCATGTTGATTTCGTCTACATCGTGAGCATCGTCATAAGACCAGTTGACAAACACGCCAGCAACATTTGCATCGCCTTCAACATCAGACACCTTGACCTTGTTTAGCTGCTCGTTGTCAACAGGGTTGCCATCAGCGTCTGTGTAGACGTTCATCTCGTCGAGGTTGGACAACACAGTGCCTTTGACCAGCGACTCGTCTTTGGCTGTGGTGATCTGTGCCCAGCGAGATAAGTGACCACCGTTGTAAGACACAGTTGTGCCTGATACAGAGATACTTCCTTCTGTGCTGTTGTCTTGCCTAAATATAACTAAATCACCATCGGTATTTAGCCTATTTAGCGTAAGCAACAAATCCGATGAAGCAGTAAATTCACCTATACCTAACGAGCCAAGAAGTCGTATGCCTACGGTTGTTGTTGAAGTTGAAGTAGTCCCCACCAGCAAGTTGCCGCTGGAGTCGATGCGGGCGCGTTCTGTGCCGTTTGAGTAGAACAGCGTAACCCCACCCGCACTATCAATACCAATATTGCCGCCGCTTGTGGAGTTCATCAGACGCAGAGATGAACCACCAAGGTCTTGTACTTGGAAGCGACCCGCTGCGGTTTGGACATCTAGCTTGTACGCAGGCGAACTCGTCCCAATCCCCACGTTGCCGCCAAGCGGTTGCAAAAGCAAGTTGTACGCAGTGCTTCCCGCACCCATGTTGCGCGACTGAATATATGTGTCGTAGCTTGAACCGTTTAGCTGCAATCCAACCACAGAACCGACACTATCACCAATAGCAAATACGCCAGAGGCTACTGCATTTGCCAAAGGAGTTGGAGCCGCAATAACTGCATCAGAACGAACATCCAATCTCACACGGGGGCTACTTGTAGCCAGCCCCACATTCCCGCTGGCATCCTTGTAGAACTGACCGGAGCCGATGTTCACCACACCTGTGCTGCCGGTCAATGTGCCGGTGTAGGCGAGGTCAGTGAACGAGGTAGAACCACCGCTCACCGCCATAGTCCCAGATGCGGATGGCAGCGTGACCGTCACAGTCCCCGCAACCGTAGGTGCTGATAGGGTTACAGCCCCTGATGTATCGCCATTTACAACAATTGAACTCATGGTTTTTCCTTTTACGCGATAACCCAGCGTGCGCCGCTGGAAACAGTAACCGATTGACCACTCGCAACTGTCATGGGCCCAGCGCTCATGGCGCTGCTGCCAGTGGGCACGGTGTAACTCACAGCAACCGTCTGGCTGTTCACAAAGATGCCGTTGGAGGCGATCATCTGCGATGCCTGCAAGTCACCTGTAGAGGGCTTGTACAAGAACTTGGCGTTGCTGGTGTACAGCGTCGAGGCCGTACCCGTTGTGGCCGAAGCAGACAACGGATAAATGTTCGTCGCAGTCGAGGTGTCATTGCTCAGTGCAGCGCCGCCCACAGAGGCCCATACGGTGCCGTTGTAGCCTTCAAACTCAGCCGTGGTAGTGTTGAACCGCAACATGCCACTGACAGCCGTTGGTCTGTCCCCGGTAGCACCCTTACTGATAAGGAGCGCACCCGTGGAAGTAAAGCTGGAATTAGCCGATGCAGTAAGAGTAGTGAAATTCCCGGTTGCAGCAGTCGTTGCACCCACGGTGCCGTTGATGTTGATGGAAGCCGTGCCAGTTAGATTGGTCACTGTCCCGCTTGATGGCGTACCCAGAACACCACCATTGACTACGGGAGCACCAGCAGTGCCAACATTGACAGCAAGAGCAGTAGCTACCCCTGTTCCCAAACCGGATACACCAGTGGAAATGGGCAAGCCCGTACCATTTGTCAAAGTAACAGATTGTGGCGTGCCCAGTATCGGAGTGACCAGCGTAGGGCTTGTGGCAAATACGTTTGCACCCGTGCCAGTCTCATCGGTAAGGGCTGTTAGTAACTGCAAAGAGGTGAATGAGCCCAAAGAGGTGGCATTGCCTACTGAAGTGACTGCGCCAGTCAAGTTAGCGTTTGTAGTGACATTTCCGGCTGTTAAGCCTGAAGCCGTTCCTGTAATATTTGTTCCAACCAGCGCAGTTGGAGTGCCAAGCGCTGGGGTTACCAAGGTAGGGCTTGTGGACATCACCACATTGCCCGTGCCTGTGATGGCATTGGACACAAGCACCTTGGACGCATTGGTAAACACTGCCTGAGAAGCCGTCAAAGCCGTCAACACAGGAGCAGCGGTTACCGATACAACTCCCGTGGAATCAGCAATCTGCATTGCCGCAGTACCATCCTTGGCCTTGATGTTGGTGACTTCAATATTAGTCAGGTCGAGGGTCGTAGCATTGATTGAACCGGCATCCAAGGATGTAAAGTAGGTGACCGCATCAACAACATCCGTGCCGTTGACCTGCAGTGCCATGACCTTGCCGTTGGGCACAGAAATGCCCGTTCCAGCAGAAGTCTTCAGCGTAATTGCAAAGCCGCCCGTGGTGCTGTTTTTAATGAAATACAGCTTGGAATTCGTAGGGCAAATGACGTTGCGGGCAGCGGACAAGGTACCCGTAACCGTGAGGAACATCTGACGAGCTTCGTCCGCTGCACCATTGACAGAGGTCAGCGTATAGTTGGCGTCGGTCATAACAACCGCGGCCGCTCCTGCAATGGAGGAATCCAGCAGCGAGGTGATACCCGCATTGACCGTATCGCCCCATGTTCCAGTCAACTCTCCTGTGACGGGAAGCGTCAATCGAAGGTTCGAGGTATATGAACTAGGCATCTTGATACGTCCTTACGGGAGAACCGGAGACCACCCCGGTAGTTGTTCATCGTCAATATTTGACCACGCCGGAGCACCAGCCGTAGTCACATTTTGCCAGTTTGCAGACTGGCTGTCATCTATTTGTGACCATGTTGTCGCACTCGACGAAATTCCCTGCCAGTTTGGATCCTGATCATCTGGAATCGGATTCCACAAAAACTGAGCAATGAATTGGTCTGCAGCAATGATTCCCTCTGAAACGCTGGCCAGCCACACTGCGGTGACCAAGATCGTGTCCAGCGCTTGTGCCGTCTCTGCGACCCGGAGGTCAAAGATTTGCGTAGCGGAGGAAGCAGCGGAGGAAATTGCTGATTCGCTGATTGATCCAGATACTATCAGACTTGAGGCCGGTGCATCCAGCGCAGTTGCTGTTTCTACTGCAGACCCAAAATAGACAAAGCTCGAGTCAAGCGCGTCGGACCCTGTTGCCAGATCAGACAAGGCAGCCTCAAAGACCTGAGACACCGCAGTCAGATCAGAAGCCTGAATCGACTCCGCCACAGTGATCTCAAAGATCTGCTGAGATGCCGTAGTGTCGGACGCGATAACCCGCTCAGAAACGCTTACCCCGTAGATGCCAGTATTCGACGGGCTGTCCTGTCCAACGCAAGAATCATTGACGAAAGCAGGCATGACCTGCAGGGAGGAGATAGCGTCGGACGCTATTGCTGAATCACTGGCGGAACTTACAAAGGTACTGCCTGCAACAGAGTCGGAATCAAGTGCTACAGCGGAATCAGACAAAGATCGGCCATAGACCGACATGCCCCATGCGGCCTCCGACCAATACCCTGATCCCCATCCGCCTTCGGCCACGGCTTATGCCGAGGCCAACTGGCCTTCTGTGAACCAGCGCTGCTGTTCCTGACCCTCGGCATCTGTCCAGCCCATGAGGTAGGAAATTGTGCCTTCTTCGTCCATGCGCAAAGCAAGAACAGGGCCGGTTGGAACAACCGCCACCAGCTTGACCACATCGCCTTTTTTAAACATTGCCATGATTGATCCTTATGCAGCGTCGAGGCTGAATGTGTAGGTGACATTGAGCGTGTCACCCGAGGCTACCGTGCGGTCACCCGGGGAAGCAAAATCAGAGGCTGAGAACAGCACACCAGTCGTTCCGCTCTTGGTGTTGTTGCTGATCAAAAACGCACCGCCAACCGTAGCCGTGGCATTGATGTTGAACGCAGCAGGGGAAGCCGAATTCGTGGCCACAGAAGGGTCAGCCGTAGTGGGCGTACCAAATGTGCAAGCAGGGCGTGTTGCGTTGCTGTAGGGCACGATTTCTGTGAAGCCCGCATGCGTAGCGGCCGTATCGCCTGCAACCGGGTTGTTGCTGGCAGCAGCACCATACAGACCCAGAAACCATGTGGCGGTGTAAGTCGTACCTGTGAAGTACTTGGCGTTCATGTCCTGCAGGCCTTCATTGACCACCAGATTGCGTGAATCAGCAGCCCACTTGACTTTGCCATCCGCACCTACGCACTCAATGGTGTACACGCCGCCTGCGGCAGCCGCACCGTCCGTGCCTACGGCTCGGGAAAGAACAACGGCTACTGTGTCGCCGGCCTTGGATTTTTCGATATTTTTGTGCATATATTGCCTCTGGGAAATTGTTAGCCGACGGGGAGTTTTACTTGACCATTACGGTAAGCATCGCCGCGCTGCTTACCGTCGCCCAAATTCTTGAGAAGCGTCAGCGCCTGCATATACATGTCTTGGTATATCTTGACCAAGTCAGGCTCACCCTTCATGAAACGAATCGCTTCGACCAAAGCACCATTGAGCAGAGCTGAGTCAAAATTGTCGCCAAGCCAAGTGGTACCCGCAGTCACCAAGGACTCGGGGTAGTAGTAATAGTGCAGCTCTGCCCCATACGCCGCATTTGGAGTTGGGCCAAGCAAAAAAGTCAGCTCTGTCGAATCATCTGTCACCGGACCAAAGATGGCGTAATACTTCGGAATCGAAGTCGTTGTTGGGTTGGGATAGGTTTCCCGGATGAAGTTGACATCCTTGTTCAATAGGTACGTGTAGTTGCCACTGGCATCAATCACCGCCAAAGAATAAGTAGACAGGAAGTCCCCCGGGCATGCAAGGTACTTGTTACCGGAAGAGGTGGTGCCGGTGACATTCTTACGCAGGTTGGCCAGCTGGACCGTGTTGTAGATCTTTTGCTCGGCCTGCTCCGTGAACATGGCGAGCTGATCTGCCGTGAACGTGTTCTCGCAGATGTCTTGAATGTTGACGCAAAGATCAGCGTAATTCATTTTCGCCACGTTTTTAGGAGATGCGGATAGCCGCGC